CGCCCGGGTTCTCGAAGACGAGTTCGACTTCCGCGAGATCGTCAGCAAGGAGCCCGTCCTGTGGAAGCAGTTGCAGCGTCAGGTCAAGGGCAACATCAACGAACGCCGTCGCCGCCAGTTCATCGAGAAGTCGGTGAAGTATCACAACCTCGGCATCTCCCAATGGCCCGTGAAGGAGCGGGCTCAGGTCGGCATCGTGCTTGTCGAGCTCATCGCGCAGTCCACGGACCTGCTGACCATCGAGACCATCCGGAACGCCCGCGGCAAGACCGAGACGATGGTCAGGGCCAGCGACTCGTTCACCGACTACCTGCGGAAGCATTCCTCGAAGGCCGAGATCATGGCCCCGGTGTGGCTGCCGATGGTCGAGGTGCCGCTCGACTGGAAGGACCCGTTCGTCGGGGGCTATCACTCGGAGTTCTTCCGGCGCAGACCGCTGGTGAAGGTCCACTCGCGGAGGTACCTCGAAGACCTCAAGGGCCGGGACCTTGCATTCGTCTACAAGGCGGTGAACACGATCCAGCGCACGGCGTGGCAGGTGAATCCCGCGGTGCTTGAGGCGGTCCGCGAGTGCTGGGAGAACAACCTCGATGTCGGAGGGATCCCGTCCCGAATCGACCGTCAGTACCCCGAGAAGCCCGCGGACATCAAGGAGAACGACGAGGCTCGGCGGCAGTACCGCAAGGCGTGGTGCCGGGTGAAGTGGGCGAACCAGCACATGGGCTCGAAGCGGGTCCAGCTGGCGAAGATGCTTTGGGTTGGAGATCGGTACGCAGGAAAGCCGATGTACTTCCCGATGCAGCTTGACTTCCGCGGCCGAGGCTATCCGCTCCCGGGCTATCTCAACCCGCAGGGGTTCGACGCGGCCCGCGCCTCGATCCGCTTCAACAAGGGCGTGGCCCTGAACGACGAAGGCGAGAAGTGGCTTCGCATCCACGGGGCGAACTGCTGGGGCATCGACAAGGAGCCGTACAAGGACAGGCTTGATTGGGTGGGACAGAACGAGGAGGAGATCATCAAGGCGGGCAAGGACCCGATGCGCTGCGTTTCCTTCTGGTCCCGTGCCGACAAGCCGTTTGAGTTCCTTGCCTTCTGCGACGAGTTCACTCGGATGAAGGCATCGAAGAAGTTCGAGACCCGGTTGCCTGTCAGCATCGACGGCTCGAACAACGCGCTGCAGCTCATCTCGCTGCTGCTCCGCGACACCACGGGAGCCGAGGCCACCAACTGCGTTTCCTGCGACTACCCAGCGGACATCTACCGAATGATCCGTGACAGGGTGATGCACGACATCGCCATGCTGAACGATCCCATCGCGGCGGGATGGAGAGAGCTCGGGGTGACGAGGTCTTGCGTGAAGCGGCCCGTGATGACCAAGCCTTACGCGGCCACGCTGTATTCATGCCAGCAGTACATCGGTGAGTGGCTGCACGACGAGCTCGACCGCCGCCGCAAGGAAGGGCTGTCGGTCCCGTTCAGCGATGTCTGGGGCCCGTCGATGTGGCTGGCCCGCAAGGTGCATTCGGTGATCGACCAGGTGGTGCCGGGCGTGGCGGCGTTGATGGCTTGGCTGCAGGTGGTCAGCGACCTCTGCGTCCAGCACAACATCCCGATTTCATGGACGACTCCGAGCGGCTTCTGGATCCGCCAGAGCTACCCGAAGTGGAAGAAGGAGGAGGTCAGCTGCGTGATCGGCCCGAAGATTCGGGTCCATCGGCTGCAGACCGAGGACAAGGGGATGTCGAAGAGGCCCAACCGCAACGCGGTGACGGCAAACTTCGTGCATGGCCTGGACTCTTCGCTCATGGTGTGGGCGACGAACCGGGCGCACGACCTGCACGGGGTCGATGTGTTCGGGTGGATTCACGACCAGGCCGCGACTCTCGCGCCGTGGGTCGGTATCCTCCAGTCCGAGATCAAGGAATCAGCCGTCGAGATGTTCTCGATGGACATCCTCGGGGGCTTCAAGCGGGAGATCGAAGCGATGCTTCCTCCCGGCGTGACGCTGCCCGAACCACCGACGAAGGGCGATTTCGATCTTGCCCGCCTTCGCGGTGCTCAGTATTTCTTCGCGTGAGATCATGGAGTGAATCGCATGAGCGAAAGCAAGAAGCAGAAGATGGTGACCTCGCCCAAGGGCCGCGCCGTGTGGCCGAAGCTGAACGAGCCCGACACCCGGTTCGAGCCCGATGGCGTGTACAAGGTCAGCCTGGTGGTCCCCGCGGCGGAGGCGAAGGCGTTGATCGCTGCGCTGACCAAGGAGTTCGATGCGTACTACGCGGCCGAGGTGAAGGAGGCCAAGAAGAAGCTGAAGAAGGCCGACCTGCCTTGGTCAGATGTGATGAACGACGCGGGCGAGGAGACTGGCGAGGTCGAGTTCAGCTTCAAGATGGCCGCGCAGTACACGACCAAGAAGGGAGAGGTGGTCCAGCAGCGTCCGGTGCTGTTCGACGCGAAGACACGCCCGATGACTGATCGAGTCGGTGGAGGCAGCATCATCCGCGTCGGCTTCGAGCCGCACTTCTGGAATGTCCCGGCGACGGGCGTGGGCCTGTCGCTCCGCATGAAGGCGGTGCAGGTGCTGGAGCTCAAGCAATGGAGCCCGAGCGAGAAGAAGGCCAGCGACTTCGGCTTCTCCGAAGAGGAGGGCTTCGAGACCGCCTTCAACGACGAGGGCACCGAGGGCCCCCAAGGCACCCCGGACGAGGAACCCGGAGACGGAGCGGGCTTCTGATGCTGTTCCTGCACCTTGACCTTCATCCCGTCGTGGCGAGTCGCCCGCGCTTGAGCGTGAGCCGCGGCCGCTTCGGTCGGAAGAAGGAGACCAGGGTGCACCACGCAGCGAAGTACGCTCGTTTCCAGAAACAAGCGGGATGGATGGTCCGGACAATGGTGGGTCGTTGTCCGGACCACCGTCTCCGCGAGGGAGCGGTCATCGTGGTGCTCCGCTATGTCATCAAGAAGCCACTCAAGACCAAGCTGAAGCGACCGAGAGGCGACATCGACAACTACGAGAAGGCGTTGCTCGATGCTTGCACCGGGGCGGTCTGGGTGGACGACGATCAGGTCGAGGAATGCCATCACCGGAAGGACTGGGAACGCCCTGACCTTCCTGCTGGAATCTACATGGCGGTGTTCGATGAAGAAGAGTACGAGCAGCTTCCTTCGCCACGAACCTTGTCCCCGCTGTGGAAGCAAGGACGCGCTGGCCCGGTATGACGACGGCCACGCCTTCTGCTTCGCCTACGGGTGCGAGTATTTCGAGGGCGAGACGGAGGAGCAAGAGAAGCCACAGACGAAGAGGAGAGTCCCGATGGGATTGTTGAGCATCGAGGTCGTGGCGTTGCCCAAGCGCGGCCTGAACGAAGACACTTGCAGGAAGTTCGGCTACGGGGTCGCGAAGCACGGAGGCAAGCCTGTGCAGGTCGCCCCCTACTTCGGTGCCGATGGTGTTGTGAAGGCCCAGAAGCTGAGGTACGCGGACAAGACCTTCACCGTGGTCGGTGAGATCAAGGAGTGCGGGCTGTTCGGCCAGCAGGTCTGGCGAGACGGCGGCAAGATGCTGACGATTACCGAAGGAGAGATCGACGCGCTGAGCGTAAGCCAGTTGCAGGACAACAAGTGGCCTGTCGTCAGCATCCCGTCGGGGGCGCAGTCAGCGGCGAAGGCCATCCGGGCGCAGCTCGAATGGATCGAGAAGTTCGAGTCCGTCGTGCTGATGTTCGACATGGACGAGGCTGGACAGGCCGCGGCCCGCGAGTGCGCTTTGCTCCTCACGCCGGGAAAGGCCAAGATCGCCAAGCTTCCGCTGAAAGATGCCAACAAATGCCTCACCGAAGGCCGCGGCAAGGAGGTGATCGACGCGATGTGGGGGGCGAAGGTGTTCCGCCCGGACGGCATCGTGGATGGCCGCGACCTCTGGGACAAGCTGAACGAGCCCGAGCCGCCGAGCATTCCCTTCCCTTGGGTCGGCCTGAACGACAAGCTGCACGGGCTGCGTGAAGGCGAGCTCTACACCTTGTGCTCTGGAACGGGCATCGGCAAGAGCAGCGTGTGCAGGGAGCTGGCCTACTGGCTCATGGGGATGGACAGGAAGGTCGGCTACATCGCGCTGGAGGAGAGCGTCAAGCGAACCGCGTTCGGCCTGATGGGGCTGCACCTGAACCGAAAGCTGCACATCGAGAAGGAGCGTCAGCTTGTTCCGCCCGAGCAGATGCGGGCCGCCTTCGATGCAACGGTCGGCAGCGGAAAGCTGTTCCTCTACGATCACTTCGGAAGCTGCGACTCGGACAACCTGATGTCCCGGATCCGCTACATGGTCCGCGGGCTTGAGTGCAGGTGGATCTTTCTCGACCATATCAGCATCGTGGTCTCGGGCATTGACGAGGGCGACGAGCGGCGGGTGATCGACAACACGATGACCAAGCTTCGGACCCTGACATCCGAGCTCAACTGCGGGATGATTTTGGTGTCGCATCTAAAGCGTCCCCCCGACAAGGCGCATGAGGAAGGAGGGCAGACCAGCCTGGCTCAGCTCCGAGGCTCGGCGGCCATTGGCCAGTTGAGCGATGCGGTCATCGGACTGGAGCGGAACCAGCAGGACGAGGCGTTGAAGAACCTGACCAAGCTGCGTTTGTTGAAGAACCGCTTT